TACGCCTTGCGAACCGTTTATGCCTTGATTTCCTTGGGGACCTTGTATTCCCTGCGCGCCTATCACCCCTTGAGAACCTGTAGCTCCTTGGAAACCTTGCGCACCTTGAACACCTTGAGCGCCTTGTGCACCTGTCTCCCCTTGATGTCCTTGGTGGCCCTGAAAACCTTGCGCTCCCTGGTGCCCAAACTCATACCAGTCGGTATCAGTTTCATTTCTTATTTTCAGGACCGCCATTTGCATTCTCCCGCAGGTTGGTATCCTGGCTTGACTGCGATCAGATCAGAGATGACATAAGAAATGTTATTTGTTCTATGCCAGTCTGAAGGAAACATTGTTTCGAGGTAGCTTATCTGGAATTTGCCAGTGAAGTCAGGGATATATTTTGAGTAGTTCGGGTCTGTGTAATACCAGAAACTATTTTCGTTCCAGAATGAAACGTGGGTTGGGTCCTGGAAGGCACCCCGACCATCAGTGGAAGGAACAGAGATAAGCATCCAACCACCAGGGACGAGGGCTTTGTATGCACGATTCATAAACTCAATTGGATTGTGAATATGCTCTACGAAATCAGCAGCTCGTATAACCCCTACTGAATTATCAGGAATGCTACCCCAATTGGATTCAAGGTCCATGACCAGCTTGGCTGGCTCGTATTTATCCACACTTACAAAGTGTGGTCTTGGATTGTGTGCCCCACCCAGATCGAGGGCTAATAGATTGTTATCCTCGCACCACCTAAGGATCATTCGTTCTTTGTACTTGTGGTAATTACGCATGGATTGATCCGCGATTTCTTTACCTTTTTCGATAAAGGTGTTGTCACTACGCATCGAATAATAGTAAAGAACATCCGGAATATACCGGAATCCTTTTTCTCCGTAAGCAATATAGAATCTGCAGATTAGATCGTGATCATCACCGACTGCCAGGCTTGGATCGTGTCCACCTACCTTGATGTAGGCTTCTCTATCCCAGGCGCGGAGATGGTTAGGAGCCCAGAATATCTGCCTTAGCGTAGCAGGGAGGATTTCGAATGAGAGATTATACGGAAACTCTTTACCACCTATGTTTTTTGTGGAATATTTCCAGCCGTAGTAACTTCCGTAGAGATTCGAACTGCCATCGTCTTTGAACTCAATGCAATCAGAATAGGCAAATTTTGTTTCCTTGTCTGAAAAAGTGTCAGCGATTCTGGCCAATGCTGTTTCTTCCAGGCTATCATCAGCGTCTAACTCTAAAATCACGCTGCCAGTGGCATATAAACAGGCCTCTCGCTTGAGTAAACCGATGCGGCCTTCGCCATCAAAGTAAAAAATCTTGATTCGTTCATCAACAGGGAGAGAACTTGCGTCTCCGCCATTGTTGACCAGGACGATCCATTCGAAGTCAGGATTGGTTTGCGATGCCAGAGATTGCCAGCCCTTCAAAATATACGGGTTGCCTTTGTGATGCAGGGGAGTAATGATGCTAATCACTTGGATCCACCCATACCATTCCTGCAAAAGTGGTTTCTGGAGGGGTTGCACTAATGCGACTGATGATAAGTTCTGCTGGGCGAAAGGGCTTGGTTGTCCATGCCAGTATCCCATTCCAAAATATTGAAAAGGGTCCACCTGTTGTGCGAAAGAATTGCAATTCCACATCAGCATCCGACCCATCATGGTTCAATACCAACTGGTCACTATCTAACCCAATTGGCCCTTTGAAATAAGTCTCCTTATTGAAAGTGTTGACCCCATCCCAAACGTGATCATACTGTTCATGATCAGCCCCGGCCTTATGTGTTTCCAGAGCCAGCAGAATTGCCTGAATGTCCTGATCTACTGTTCCCGCGTTCACATCCCCTGAAACGTTGGCAATGAACGGGGCTGCCTTTTTCATTAAGTGTGTCAGTTTGTCTCGATTAGCCATTTGTTATCCTTAGGTTGAGAGGGTTTTTCCAATTCGCTGGTTTCATCTGTATACCGCCGTCTTTGCTCCACTCCATCCCATCGCAAAAGAAGTTTTTGGTCCCAAGTAGTGTCACGTTTTCTATCACTCTCCAAATGATTGGTTCGATAGATATCCACTTTCCTGTAGGGTCAAAGTTTTCTTCAACCGGAGCCCCCGTCCTGTAGTAGAGTTGGTTATCAGAGCGGATTTCGACAGCTGGATTGAGAGGTTCAGGCGGCTCCTTCCAAACTTCGACAGATCTGTCAGGGTTTACCTTGGCCAAGAGCCGGAGATAGTCTGAGGTCCCGATTGCTAGAAGATCCTCTGCTTCTGTGATGGCAGTGGTATCTCCGTTGCGATAACTTTCTGCATATAATCCGCTTCGATCATTGATGAACACACGGGAAAAGAACTGACCTGAGTCCGTAAGATAGTTTTGAATCTGTTGCGATGTTTCGGTCAGCACATTGTTGTACAGCCTGAAAGGCATGTCTTTTTCTGTTTCTACCCAGACATCTTCAGAAAATTCAAAGAATTTTCCAGCCCCATAGCCATTATTTGGATCCAGAGTGATGATCTGATAACTGGACTCATTCGACCAGGCGGAATTGAATGTCAGAAAATACTTTTCTCCTGGATTGAGAAGCACTGTTTCTGTAAAAGTTGCCTTTATCCAGCCCGCTGTAGAATTGATGCTGGCAGCATTGATAGTCGCGCTGCGGATATTGTCTCCAGGCAAACCAGCTGAGTCAGCTCCACATAGATTAATGTTTATATCCCCGGCTCCGCCGACTTTTCGAACGTGTATTGCTACTTCGGCAAGATTGATATCTGATGTGGCTGTAAAACTTTGTGCAACTTTCACTCCCTCCATTAGCGCAACAGAAGCACTGCCGATCGTTTGAAACGAAAGCGCCAATTCGGTGGGGACAAAACAGTACCGCCAGCCAAGCGTGTGCCACCATCCATAACATTCGATTCGAGCGGTTTTTTGTTGGCTCGAAACGACGTACACTCTCGGAAAGCTCGATTCGTTTCGCAGCCGTGTTGCCATTGAGATAGCCTCAACAGCATTCATCGACCCCCCACTTTCCAGTAGCTCCTTTACCCCGTATTTTGTGATTGAGTCTTCATCTGTGATCCAGGGCGATGTGCCTCGAATTCCAACCGTGTTTCCGCCTGCTGAGATCAGGTTGTAAGCAATTGCGATCTTATTGTTCATCTCATCCAAATCAACAACGATTTGGATCTTGTCATGCGGGATCTCGACGCGCTGCACATAACCCCACCACACCGGGTTCCCGTTCCCGTCATAGATCTCCACACCATCCCGCAGGTAGTTGATCAACTCAAAAAGCCTCTCCGGCTCACCGGTAATCTCAATTTCAGCCTTGTCACATCCCCCAAAAACTGTTTTGGTGTAGCGGGTTACTACCACTTTTAGACCTGCAGGAAGAACCTGTTCGGTAATCAAATTCCGCTGTAAGAATCTGACCTGTCTCATATGGACCACCTGCGGGGCCGATAGGTGCCTGTCACTCCAATAACAAAGTCGATCGGGGCGCTATTCATCGTTGTCTCATGCATGGCAAAGTAAAACAGATGGAAAGACATGGGTGTCAGCATCAACGATCCTATCATCTTGCGTAAACCCGTCTTTTTCCCGGCTGCATCTTCACTCCAGCCAGTATCCCCATCAATGACCAGCTTTCCACCTGGTACCACAGAAGTCTCCATGTTCACAAATCCGTCTTCTGCGAATAGCATCACATCATCAAAGGCCCATGCCCATGTCCCAGCATTTGTCGGTGTTGCCCAAAGCTCCAGTATTAGCCCTGATAAATCTTCTTTCCCTTCCAACCAGGGTGGCATGCGAAATTCAAACATATCCAGCCAGCTCATGGCATAAGTCTCTGATTCACGGACCCAATCCGTTTCCCAAAGCATGGTTGCTCCGGAGACGATCTTCAATTTGTATTTGAAATTGGGATAGGTTCCGGTGAAATAGGCCCGCAATAGCATCCTTAGCCGTTGCCCTCTCATGGCAGATATTAGGGCATCTGATATATTCCAACGCAAAATTGCCTGTGCAGTTCCATATGTTAATTGACCTTGGGCTACGGCGCCGCCACTGGCTATTCCGGAGGCAACCGGTGTAATCCCAATAGCGCTTTCTGCTTCCAGCATCCAACCGCTGTTCCAGTTCGGTCTCGTCTTATTCATCCCGATCCACAAGTACCCAAGTGATTCCGTGTACAAGTTTTCAATTGTCAACTTCACGGGTGTCGGCAAATCACCAAGGATCATATTACCGGTCACATAAGCAGAGTTGATCCTTTTGTTTGGGACTGTACCGACACCATCGTTTGCATTAAACACGCGTGTTGGATCGTCTGAATTTAGATTGCCGATTGGCAATGTGGTTTCCGGACCTTCCCAGAATGGATCCCGTTCGAAAGATATCTCAACATTGCCTCTGCCGCGTTGGTATTCTCTGCTAATGGCGCTGCTCAAAGAGACTGCTCCGTTATAGATCCGGCTTCTCCAGGCAGTCTCACTTTCAGCAACCTTGTATTCCAGGTACACTTTTTCCTGAGCTGGGTCATTTGACCGGGCTAGTTCAAACCATCGGTTCAGCTGTTGGATAACTGCTGAGATTGAGCTTCGTAACTGTACTTTTACTGATTCGGTTACTGTTTTCGCTTTTACATCGATTGTCGGATAATATCCAGACTGCAAGAAGTACACAGCTCGATCATTGAGATCAATCCGTGTAGTGCCTGATACAAATGCCAGGTTGCTTCCCATTACCAACCCTCTGAAACTTTCCTGGCAACTTTGTTTGCCAACAACTCATAGTCAATTGGTTCGCTCGGGTTGACATTGATAGTCACTGGAGCTCTCTCCACAACAGCTGCTTGACCAACGCCGGCAAAAGCAGGCTGCATGCCTATCCCGGAAATTCCTGTTTCCATTGCCGGCATCAGCCCTGCGATCGTCATGCGCATTGACCGCTCAACCACATCCATCTCGCCTAGAAAACCAACCCCGATGCCTTGAGCGATAGGAGCGCCGATCCCTTTAGCCCAAACTCTGGAAGGTGAGTTTGCATCGATTTCTTCCTGTCCTGAATTAAAAAGCCCTTTTAAAAGATCCTTAAAGCCACTTACCAGATTACCCCAGGAATCTTTGATCCCCTGCCAAATACCGTCTACAATATTTTTCCCCAGCTCCACAAGGTTACTGAAAGCTCCTTTGACCCCGTTGATCAAATTGGTCATAAGTTCCCGACCTTTTGAGCTCATCGTGCTTAGCCATGTTCCTATACCATCAACGACATTCTTTATCGAGTCTGATCCGCTGCCCCGCAATGCTGAAAACAATCCTTTGATCCCATCGATCAGGCTCTCAATGATTCGTTTCCCGGAATTGATGATCATCGGTAATGCTTGTACAAGCGCACCTACGATGGCGATGATGATCTCCGGTGTATATCCAATCAAAACCGGCAATGCCTGCACCAGGCCATCCACCAAAGCGACAATCATCTCCAGAGAGGCCCCAATTAGCAAGGGCAGGTTCTCAATCAAAACAATGACGACCTGGGGAATAATTTCCGCGATCGATGTCATCAGCTGCGGAAGCGCTTGTGCGATTCCATTGATGATCGTCACGATCATTTCAACCGCTGCCGGGATCAACTCCGGCAGTAACTGCCCGATCCCTGCAACCAGCGACAAGATCACATCCGTACCAGATTTCACAACACCAGGCAGAGCGGCTGCCAGTCCAATCACCAACTGCATGATCAGATCCGGCGCTACCTCCAACAGCATCCCTGCCATTGACGATATTCCATCAATCAGGCTTACCACGATCCCAATTGCTGCTGGGATCAACTCTGGCATTGCTGCCAGTAATGCTGCCAGTAGCCCTTTGATTAATCCCAGACCGAGCTCCAACATTCCAGGAGCCTTAGAAGCCAAATCTGTAAAGATTGTGCCCAAAAGATCTCCAAGTTGCGGTCCGATTTTAGACATGTCTCCGTCAGATCCAGACAGTATGGCGGCAAGTTGGCCCATCCAGCCTTTTGCCATACCGGTAATTCCCTGGAAGGCAGGCAGCATCGCCGCCGAGATCGTCCCCATCATCCCTTGAGCTCCCATCTTGAGCGATTCGAGTTCATCGCCAAAGCTTTCCAGCCCATTCACAGCATCCTCTTCCATCACAGCACCCATCTCGTGAGCTTCTGCCTTCAAGGCATCCATTTCTTCAGCCGATGTGTTGATTAACGGGATCAGTTCCTGGTAAGATTTTCCAAATAAATTCTGCGCAATAATTTCTTTTTGTGTTTCGTTTTCGAGCTGTCCCAGGGCATTGAGGGCTTCAAAGTAAACATCGTTGGAATCCCGCAATGCGCCATTGCTGTCTGTCACTGATACACCCAGGGTCGCCATATCCTCTGCCATTGGCCCGACCCCGCTATTAGCCCCCTCGATCACATTCGTAAATTTCGCCATGCTCTTTGTGATCGTTTCTACGTCCAGACCCAACAAGGTTCCCGCGTAGTCCAGCTCCTGGATCTGAGTGATGGTCAAACCTGTTTGGGCTGACAGGTCCACCAATCCGCCGGCAGCGTCTGCGGACTTCATCACCATTGCCGTCAGCCCTGTCACAGCTCCCATCGCGGCTGCACCAACTGCAGCAACAGCTTTACCAACTCCCGCCAGGACGTTCCCAACCCCCTTACCAAGATCCTTCAGGGTGTCACCGAACTTTTTTGCCTCCTTCTCTGACTTGTTGGAGGCTTCACCGACCTTGTCTACCTCTTTTCCGGTCTTCCCCGATTCATCCCCCATTTCTTCCAGGGCTTTTTCGGTATCTTCCAATTCTTTTGTGTATTTTCCGACCGAAGTTTGAGCCTTATTGTATTGAGTCTCTAATTTAAAAGCTTGGATGGAATTTTCACCTTCGGCTTCTGCTACTCTCTCATATTCCTCTTTTAGGACTCTGGCTTTTTCTTTTTGAACTGCTATCATCTGCCCAAGAGACTGCAATCTACTTTCCAGACCTTCAGATGATTCTTTCCAATCTCCCATACCTGAAACACTTGCATCGAAACCTGATTCAAGTTTCTTCATCTCAGCGGTTGCACGAGCTAAGCTCTCGGTGAACTTGCTTGCATCTAGTTTCAATGTTCCTGACGCTGCGTTGCCCATTTTTCTCCTAAACAGAATCCTCTGACATCCCTACAACGTTTTGACTTTTGAGGCTATCGAAAACGGCCTGAAAAAATTTATTTTTGTCTTCCGACATGGTTGCCCGGATATACGATCTTGCTGGTTGATCAGCTGTCCCATATTCCTGTACATTCCCGTATCTTGCGGTGTCCGCATCAACTTTGTATTTGCCTTGTCTCATCAACCCAATTTCGACTGTGATACTTCCATCTTCGATCTTGGCTGTGTCGATATGGATGTTTTTTTCGAGATTATGAGTGTCTTTTGGCGCGCGTCGTTTCATCCCTTGTTGAGCTACTTTTGCTCCTTCTATAATGGCAACTTTAAGCTTTTTGTCAAGCTCTTCTGCCTGGAGCTCTAGCTCTCTGGCCATTTCTGACAAACCAGACATGTCAAATTCTGCATGCATCACCACTCCACTTCATCTGCAAAAACCTTCTTCGGTTCCGGACCCCTGCCAATGTGCCTCATCAAATCAAACAGGCTCACCGCGTCCGTCCGGTCTATGTCTGCCAGGGACCATCCAAATACCTTGATCAGGGTCATTTGCATGTCCAGCAGCACCTCCAGCATGCTCCGTTCATCCTCCGGTTCTATTCCACCGGAGGAATCGTAGGGTTTTCGTCACCATTTAGTTTGGCAACGATCTGCCGGATCACTGTTACCACTTCCGAGAGTTCTGCATTATTCAGAAGCTCTTCCCGGCTGAACTTGTTGCCGAAGAACACCACCACGAAATCTCCCAGGTTGTCGATCGTTTCTTGACTCAAATTTTGCGTGTCCTGAAGATTCTCCACATAGCCTTGAATCTTGACCGCCTCTTTAAGCAGGCGGAAGGGCACAAAGCTCTGGCGGTAGGTTTTCCCATCATCACTGTTATCATCATACAAAGTTAATTCAATTGCGAACTTCGTCATCATTTCTCCTGTAGAGGGCGGTCCGTGACCGCTCCTGCGCTACCCCCAACCTGGGGCTGTTTGTGTCCCACCCCCTCCGAGGGTTGTCCTCTCCTCACCCCCACCTGGGAGGGGGATAAAGGGGGTGGGTCCTGTTTCAATTGCACTTCTTACACTACCGTAGCCGGTACATTTACCTGGGTGAACCAGGCAGCACACAACGCTGCAGATGCTGTTACATCCTCATCTGCCCGCACGACCTTGACTACTTCTGTCACTCCCGTTTTGGTCGTGAACGGGTGGATGGTGTACACAGCGGTGTAGGTCAGCTTTGCCAGCTTAGGCGCTGGGTTGGCTTCCAGAGTCGCAAATTCTTCATCACCGATCTCGAACTTCCCTTTGAGATACTGGATGTATCGATACTTCCCGTTCGATTTCTTGCTCCTGAAACTGAGCGCCATATCCGGCGCATTGGCAGCACTGCCTTCGATCAACATCCCATTCGTGACGTTGAGTGTTCTGCCAGTCAAGGCCGCGATTGTCTCCAAGGGTAGATTCGTGACCTCTATCTCGATCTTGGTCTCGCCCTCTGCAGTTGATGTGTCAAACACGCCATCATCTGCATATTGGGTGTTGATGCTTTTGGTTGTGCTTGGCTTTGCAGTGGCAGCCGGCGCGAGCGCCACCGGGGCCCCTGGGGTATACGCGGCAGCATCATCTGCTGTGATCGGCGCGTAATACAGTTTGTCGAGCCCAATCTGGCTCTTATATTCTCCTGGTACGATTGCCATTGTTACTCCTTCTCCTCGTAATAGAGGAAATCCTTACTTTGGCCATAATGGCCTGTTTTTTCGTTGTAGTCCATGTCTCTTTCAGCCTGGAAGTAAAACCCAGCTGTCAACATGGCTGTTTCCACATCGGGGAAACTTTCAAATCCACTTCGTGACCACAAATTCAGCTGAACCAGGTGGCTCCGCGCTGTTTCGTGATCGTCAATATGATTTTCTGGACCGGCTGAGATGACCTGATGGGTAATGTACTGATCTGGCCATGTCTCACCGGTTTTTAGAGTCAGCCGATTATTGGCCACTTTAATTCCCAGCCCAGCCAGGGCATCTTTCACCTTCTGCCAGATCGTCATTCCAAATCTCCAAGTTCTTTCTCGAGCACGGACTTCATTGCCTTTGTGATCTTGCTTTTATCTTCTTTCATAGTCGCCCGTTGGTACGATTGCGCACTGACACTGCTGGATCCATACTCCTGAACGGTACCGTACCGAACCACCTCACTAGGGGCATCTATCAATCCGATTTCAACAAATGAAACGTTGCCATCCCGCTGAACCTCACCCTTTTTCAGGTGGTCATACAGCTTTCCGGTTTTCTTTGGCGCTCGCTGCTGCATCCCTTTCAAGACCACATCAGCCCCAGCATCAAGCATTTCTCCAGCAACATCGTCAATCCTGGTCGCTTCCAGAGTGGCCAACTGCTCCATCATGTTCTGGAGTGCTTTTGGCATGCTCAGTACTGCTTTCATCAGCCAACTCCGATCCGGCTTACCTTCAGCTCCAGCCATTCGTTCCGTTCCCGTATGTTGTCGATTGAACGGATCTCCCAGGTCTGATTCCCGTAAAGTACACGCCAGGTCTCGTCCAGTCCGGGCACATATCGCATGAGCAGAGTCGCTGCTTTAGTAGCTCCTGCTGCATCAGCTTGCCAGGCTTCTTCTCCGTGGGCATTGATCCACCGGCACCAAACGCTTTTCCGGGTACCGGAAATGAGACTCTTGAAACCGCCGGCATCTTCCTGGTAAACACGTTGCTCCAGCTCGATCTGGGTCCGCAGCTCGCCCGGGTTGGTGATCGCATTGCCTATTCTCATGCGCTCAGCTCCGCAAGCTCCGTGAGCCGTCTCGCTTCAGCTTTCAACTGCAGTAAAACTGCGTTCAGACCAAAGCTGAGCACCGATTCAGATCCCAGCTGAGCTGGATTTTCATACCATTGAACTAAAAGCATCCTGGCTGCCGACTTGGCAGTCGTGTTGATCACTTCATCCTGGGTCCACAACCACCCGGTCGCGTTTTCAATATACGCGTCCACCGGATCCAGCAGATCCAGCATGTTCTGATCATCAATTTTACAGCGCAAAACGGTTGCTGCTTCGGTCGGGGTCAGGATGCTTGTCATTACTTCACCTCAGCCTTTTTGGCCGCTTTCTTTTGGCCAGACTCGGCGGTGGTGTCCTTCAGAGCTGGACCACCTCCCGTCTGTTCTTTTGTCTCCATGACCACCCAGCCAGTTTCCAAATACACTGCCAGGGCGTCAGGATGGACATCCATACGATATCCATCCTTGGTCACGGGTATAAACTGCACCTCAGCCATGACAGCCTTAGCTCAACCCAATGGCGATTGCCTCTGGGTCCAAAACAATTGCGCCGTACATGATCGAGACTTCGTCCACGATCTGGCGGTATTCTGCGTAGCGCCGGACTTCAAACACCAGCCCGGTGTAAGGATCCTTGATGCTGGTGGCATCGATGGCGGCGTCGCCTTCTCTGGGGACCTCGGGCAATCTTGCGCCCAGGCCCAGGGCCGATTGGTTGAAAGCGAAGTTCGGTGTGTACTGGTGAATGCTCACCGCTTTGGCATCCGCGGCCGCGCCCAGCAAACCGGGTTTGCCGATCGAGAATGTTCCTGCAGACTCAATGCCTTTGGTGACCACGTACTTCGAACCGGATGGTTCGTCCGCGATCGAGATCACATCCCCTGCCAGGATGGTTCCGGTACCGGTCTTGACCTTGATGTCGGTTGCACCTACAGCGAGCGCACCGTCAATGACGTAATTGGCGCCAGTGCCCTTGGTGTGCTTGGTAAACTGATTGGACTCGTACAGGTTGAAGCCCTGGATCCGGGTCAGGTAGCCGTTTTTCATCATCTGGTCGTCGCCGTACTCGTTGGCTTTGTACAGCATGCCCATGTATGCGCGCATGGCTTCTGCAGTTGCTGTGTTCAGCACCAGCGAAAGCTCACCGTTAGAGCGGTCGTTTTTAGCCAGGATACCCCACAGCTTTGCAAAGTACTCCATGTTGACAGTGCTGGCAGTGAAGGGCACGGTGTCAGCAGTGCCAAAAGCCCGGCTGGCATTCAGGATCGCCACGCCTGCCAGGTAACTTTCGATCCCGGCTGCCAGCTTGTCGAATGCCTGCAGATACTGGTTTTGTCGGCGGGTTGCCATCGCGGCATCGCCGATTGCTTCTGAGGCTTCACCGGTCACTGGGATGCGCACACCCTTGCGGGCAGCCATCGTATAGGTGAGCGGGGCAGCAACATCGGCGGCGGGAGCGGGCAGGGTCGCGGAAGGTGCAACGTCAACCGCGGCACCGACCTGCGGTACATCCCAAACCACACTTTGACCCAATGTCGCCCGGGAGAGCTGGCCATCCACCTGGACGGCGCGGATCATCCCAAACTGGCGCCGCGGGAACTCCGCGATGCCGGCATACAGGGTCGGGAACAAACTTGCTAAAGAATCAGGCATTTTTTACTCCTTTTCCTCAGTGACTTTGCCACCGCGTCTCATAAACGCAGCCTTCTCACTGATATTCATCCCGTCGAATTCCTCGCGGGTCATTGTGTTTTTGGCTGCTTCAATTTCAGCAGCTGCCTCGGATACAGGTACAAACAAGCTGGCCGTGCTATCAGCGAGATCGCCGGCTTTGGTCAGTTTGTTGTAAAGGTCGATCGCCTTTTGTGCTTCGGCTTGAGCCTCGTCCAGCGCGGGCTCAAGAGCCAGAGCAGCATTGACGTCTTCCTCGGTGCCACCTAGGAGGGTTTCGATCTCCTGGGCCTTGTCATTGACGGCCTGGGTTCTTTTTTGAGCCAGGTCATACGCACTCTTGAATGTGGTCATACTCTCATCTCCTTGAGTTTTTTGGTTTTTTCGCGCAGTGCCTGGACGGCTCTCTCGCGTTCTATTTCGCCCTGGTCGGGCTCTGTATCGGTGGCGTCTTCCGGCACGCTGGTTGCCGGCTCCTCCGTAACATTCAACATATTTTTCACTGCCTCCGGCACCTCGCGGTAGCCTTTCAAGGCATTGTTCATTACTGGCAGGGAATCCTTTGCCATACTCGCAGCTCTGGCGGATGCTGGCTGGCTGATGACTTCATCCACAAACCCATACTCAAGCGCAGTCTGTGCGCTCATCCAGGTCTCATCTGCCATCATTTTTTCGATCTGATTCTGCTCGAGTGTGCTTTTTGCCATGTAGGATTCAACGATCCCTTTTTTCAGCTCTTTTAGCATGCTGATCGTCACCCGGTGATCATCCACATTTCCAATTGTGATCGTCCAGGGGTCGTGGATCATGAAAAAAGCACTGTCCTGCATTTGCACCTTTGCCCCTGCTGTGGCGATATAGGTTGCAGCACTTGCGCACAACCCGTCGATCTGGCAGGTTACCTTGCCTGGGTAAGACATAAGCATGGACCGGATCGCGCTGGCTGCCATCATGTCCCCACCCGAGGAATGGATCCGCAGCAGAACTGGTTTTCCACCAGCCTGATCCAATGCCTCTTTCATCGCATCCTGGGTCACATAACCCAAAGGCGGATGCACCGGGTCATAAAACCAGTAGCTATCCATGATGTCGCCATAGCAGTAGATCTCCACCTCACCGTTTCCTATGGAATCAAATGCCAGGGTTTGCCTGGTTTCAATGGAGCTTTCTTTTACTGCAGTTCTGTTCAATTTCATTCCGTCTCCTTGCCGGGCATGGTCAGCCCTTTTTCAGTGATCACCGCCATGTTTCCAGGGAAGTAATGTTGATCTCCACCTGGGTAGGGTTCCAGGTCATTGATCGCCCTGGCTTCATTCGGTGAATAAATTCCGTCTAAAATTTGGGTATGCAGAAACTCCGCTTGCGTTTTTGTGTCCAGCTGCATGATTGCCTTGCGCTCGAAGCGGAAGAAACCGGCATCCTGCTCTTCAGTTGCAAGCCATTTCAGCCTGGCATTCTGTTCAAACTGGACCAGGTAGGGGTTCAATGTGGTACCCAGGTAATCCAGCTGCTGTTGTTCGTTCGATTGGTACGATTGCTTGCCCAGGTTTAGCTTGTATTGCGGCAGCCCAAAGTAGTTTGCGATCTCAGTTTCTGTCGCCTGGATGCTCTCCAAAAACTGTACATCCGTTGCGTTCATCGTCACCTGTTTAAATTCGACAATGGCATTGTCCTGGACCATCACGCCGTCTGCAGCCGCTCCCAGGTAACTTTCTTTGACCTTGGCTCTGGCCTCTTCGCTGATCTGTCCGTTTACCTTCAAAACAGCGGTTGGCAGCAGCCCATTACCCATCAGTTTGTTTCTCGAGCTGTTTGCTCCTATTTGCCGGTTGATCGTGTCAGCGGCATATCCAATAACCCCGGTGCCATACAATCCCTTTTTGTCGGGGTTGATCATCAGGTGCAAAATCTCAGGATCGGGGATATCTTTTACCTCGCCGTTATCAAAGAGCGCCTGGTAGTACCGGTTGCCTCGTTTATCAAACACTGGCCGTACCTTGCCAGCTTCCAACTGATACAGTTCTGGATAAGAACTCACAGGCCGCCATACATACGCGTTCCCCATGCTCAGCAGGTCCAGTATCAGGCGTTTTTTGAAGACAAACGGGGTCTGCCAGCGGTTGGGTTCGATCTCAATCAGATAAGCCAAATTCCGGCTGTTTCCATCGGGCTTGATCCGCCTGGATCCGCGTTCCAGTCGTTCAAATTGCTGGAAGGGTAGAGCGGCAATATCGTCACTCAAAATGTTCATGCAGCGGTAGACGGTTGAAAGCTTCTTTGCTGTTTCAACCGTAACAGTTCCAATCGTTGCCATCGGCGGCCAATAGAGGAAATATGAGCTGTCGCCTGGCTGCATCTCAGTCGGAATCGGAGTAATTACTGCATCGTTTATTACCTTCTTTTTCACATTCCCCATCCTTCCGACATGATCCTCTCCTCGAGGTCGTCAGCCTGGTCGTAAAATCTCGCTCTGCACATCGCCAGCACCAAGGCCATGACCGGGTCGATTCTCTTTGTCCTGATCACACTCTTACCCTTGGTCTCCTTGACCAGCTTTTTCAAGCCTGAGCCATTGGTCGCAATTGAAGCATTGCCAAAGGTCCATCGCAGCAAGGGGCTGCGTTCATGGGTCAACTTTCCTGAGCGCATCAACTTTTCAACGGTGTCCATCGGGTCAGTCAGGACCGCAAAAGTACCCTGCTGGGTGACCACGTTCACGCCTTTCTTCATCTCTGCTTGGGTAAGCATGACAGCAAAGGCCGGATCTGATACCAGCTCGGATAGGTCGTACATCTCTTTGTATTCCAGGACCTTCTCCAGAATTGCCCAGTGGTCGATTGTGTTACCCTCGGTTACGTGTACGTACCCGCCCATCTCCCATTTGTCGTAAGGCACCTTGTCGTTCCGTACCCGATCCCGCAAGGTATCACGCGGGATCCAGGCATCTGTCTTGAAATGCCAGTGGTTCAGCCCTGGTTGAGGTGGAAACAACCTCACAATTGCTGAAAGGTCGGTGGTTGTCGAGGCGTCCTGCCCGATGAAACATTTCTTTCCAAGCAGCTGTTCATCCGGGATGTTTTCTTCCGTTTCGTCATACACGTCCAGGTCGATCCAGCTGGTAAGCTTGGTGGTCACCCACTGGTTCAGATCCAGCCAGCGGAAGTTCAGTTCTACGTCCGGGCTGTTCTTTGCCCGGTTGGCTGCATCACGCATTGACTCGATATCTTTGGCAACTCCCAGCGATGGATTGGCTTCATACCAGTTATCCTCGTTGTAGATATCCTCTCCCTCGTAGGAGTAGATTGCTACATACCAGGACGGATCTGAGATCTCACCAGATGCAACCTTCATGGCGTAGTCATGCAGCTCCCAACCAATGCTGACCCTGTCAGGATCCTTGCCTGCAGTAGTGAAGTTCCACCAGATTGGCTGAGCACGGGAAGCTCCGGATCCGTGGGTCATTACGTCCCACAGCTCACGGTTAGGCTGGGCATGGATCTCATCGAAAAGCACCGCAGAAGGCTTGTACCCATGCTTGGTGTAGGCCTCGGAGCTCAACACCTTGTACCTGGATCCACTTACCTTATCAGTGATTTTCTTGTACGAATCCCTTACAGCAGATCGTTTCAAAAGGGCTGGAACCAGATCTAGCATCTTACTGGCCACATCGTAGATAATGGACGCTTGATCACGATCTGCAGCGCAGCCATAGACCTCGCCGTTGATTTCACCGTCCGCATACAGATGATAAAGTGCCACACCAGCACCCAGCTCACTGTTGTGCGTCGGGATGAACGATTCGCTTGCCAGGTATAAACGGGATGCAGAATCTACCTCGATGCACTTCACTGGAACAGATTCAATCGGTTTACATGATCTAATATAAATCCGGCTGTTCCTGGTATTCTTTCCAGCTGACGAACTCTGGCGGTCAATATCCCTCTGTATGCGAAAAACAGGGATACCGGCATTAGGGTGAAATAGCACGCGGTATTTTTCACCGCAATCTTTTCCATACAGAGCTGCTCGCCCTGTTGTGATCGTTGCCTTGAACCCTAAGGAGCGTGCTAACATTACAACATCATTTGCAAGCCTTTTATTGGTGTTGGAAAATTCACACTGGCCTTGTTTGGAACAATATCCATCGCTGTCCATCAACCCTCGCAGAAGCTCAAGCCGCTGCTCGATGGATGCGAACATGTACATTTCCGGGATATGTTTGTTCGTGAATACGTCCAGGCTCCGTAAAACCGGATTAATGCCTTTTACCCAATAACCATAATTCCCAAAACTTTCACGATGCTCGACCTCATAACCAAGTTCCCTCAGATAGGAGAGCGGCTCAGGGTCGGCGATTGTGATCCTGGAATCGCGTGAATTACCATCCCCAAGCCACAGACCTAACAAATATGGGGGAAGCGGTAAATCTTGTTCTGGAGAAGAAATCGCTTTGGCCAGTTCAACGCGGTGGTTTAGTCCATTGAGACTATTTATTGATGCCGCTATTTCGCTGGTAGTGCGAATGGCGGTTTTCGCTTCTGGACGGCGAGTGGTTGTCAGCCACTGGTGGTCCGCGTCTGCTACAATCTTTTGACCGTTTGCGAATTGCAGCTGATAGCACGGTCTCCCGGTCATGATGTTGGTCGTTGCAATAACGTTGCAGGGCTGTCCGAGCTCGTCAAATACCTGGTCGCCAACTTGCAGATCAGCAATTTCTCGCCATCCCTGTGGCGTTGGGATGAGAGTGTCGATTGCCAGGGCTTTCCCGTTCTTTTTTGGGACCTCGATCCAGATATAACGGTACTGACGGGTTCCATCTTCTTTGACCGTACCGTACACGTCCCGCAGGATCTTCTCTTCCCAGGGCAGCAGTGTGAACGGTTGACCAAAGAACTTCCCGTCGGTGTGTTTCAACATCGAGAAGAAGTTGCAGACCCGGTCAGCCTTCGCTTTATCAAACATTATTCCCCTTCTTTGCGATAGCTTCAAACTGGACCACTGGATCGTTCAACAGCTTTTCCATCTCATCCATTGGATCTGCTTCATCAGCTCGTTCTGGAACTACTCCAGCTCTGGAGCGCGGTGTAAGGTACATCTGCTGCTGGTAACCAAGCAGGCTCGCTCGCTTGCGGTCCAGCCTGGCATCGATATCCAGGACCGTCTTGTAGGCTAGCTGCACCTTGTTCACAATTTGAACCAGCTGCTTTGCCAGAATGTCCCAGGACCCGTCATCGTTTACTTTGTAATCAACCATGTGGCGCCGGTGCAAAAGCACATCCTCACGCCGATCCTTCCAATCATCCAGGGCTGCCTTCCTCATAGTCAGCAGATCGTGTTCTTCTTCCAGGGTGAGACAGTAAGCAATCAGCAGATCCCGATCCTGGCTGTCAACCCGCTCAGCTTTCAGGCTTTCAAACTCGCGCATCAACCTTCGCCAGCTTTCCCTGGCATAAGTGTGACCTTTTAGTTCTTTGGGTGCTGAAGCAGGCAAATTTCTGCCCGTTTTATTCGCGATTTCTGCTGAAATTCGCTGATTTTTTTCTTCCAAAGTTTCGTGTCTGACCACTAAATCAGCTGGTTTTTTAGCAGGCATTGGAATTCTCCACATTGGGATTTTTTTTCGTGCTGTTGACCACCTGCGCTCGACACCCTCCGATCGAAAACTTTTTCATCCCCCCCTCCCTACTTCTTCGACAGTTTTCTTGGAGTGGCAACTTGGGCACAATGCCTGGAATGGTCCTTCCCAGAATTTTTTTGCATCACCTTTGTGTGAAATAATATGGTCCACATGTTCTGCTGGTGTTGCAATGCCTATGCGCTCACACGAGGCGCACCAAGGGTGGGAGGCCAGGTAAGCAGCACGAAACTTCTGCCACCGTCGGTCATACAACCTCTGCCGGTTCCGGTCTCTCGTCCATCCACCTGGCATGGAAGCATGCTCAGGGCACCGCCCACTTGTCACCAGGTTGGGGCACCCAGGATACGAGCATGGTCGCAGTGGACTAGTTCCCACAGTCCCCTCCCACCAGCCGCTTCACTTCCAGCCGCAGGCTCTCAATCTCCCGCCCCATCGTTGCAATCTGCTGGTCCTGCTCTCTGATCTTCTTGTCTTGTTCCCGAATACTCTTATCCTGTTCCCGGATCTTCTTATCCTGTTCAGCGACTTTCGAAGTCTTTTCACTCAATTGAGCCGACAATGTCTCCACATCCTCGCTCAACTTGCGTGCCTCTTCCCTGTACTGATCGCGTTCTGTCCGATAGACATCCAGTTCCGCCTTCAGTTCTTTGTTTGCTTCAACTTCATCATTCAGCCTCACGTCCATCGTTTCGACCCATTCCTTCAGTTCCTTCACTTGCTCCTTGGAAGCGGAATGAGATGTTGTAACAATCGCTGTCACTATCGATCCAATAGCTGTCAACACCGGGATCGATGCCGCCAGGATGATCGTCCAGGTCTCAGCACTAATCACAGCTATTACGGCTCCGAACAAGTGCGATCCGCTCAGCCAGCGCGATCACAATGATCATCAAGACAGCCGCCCGCCCATCGATCTTTCCAATCGATTCGTGCGTCAAGGCGGCGTTTGCAAACTCACATGTTCCATAACCAAGGGGAATGCACTGCACCATCCAGAAAAACCGAAAAGGCGATTTCGGATTCTTCCGGATCGCCTTTACATTCACAACCATAAACGCCAGGCAGGCAATTGCCAGCACCATCGCCAGCACGTCTGCAACCAGCTCCTGGATGGCCAAGTCCATTTAGAGAATAAAGTCCCGTGCAGCCTTGATCTGCTTGACCTTGCTGGTTTGGGGTGAAACGGTATAAGTACCAGCATTGAAGATCAAAGCCTGGAAAAACGCATAAACTGCACGTTGCCAGGTGATCGGGTTAGCAGATGGGATCAGTCCATTGTTGACCAGCAGGAAGATCGTTACAGTAACGATCGCCATCCCACCGATCATGATTCCACTCTTGATCTCCGACCTCAAACCTGCATACCAGGTCGACAATGCCGGAAAGTAAGATGCCAGCAAGCTTGCGATCACAGCGATCACAGCGATGATCATCTCAGGGGTAAATTCAATTGGTTGCATCAACTCCATCCTTCTCCTGGTCTACCAGGAATTAAAAAGAAAAACCAACCACGGCATCTCTCTCAAGATGGATGGTTGGTTGGAAGCCAACAAACGCCTTCTGGCATTCTTGCACCGCCAGATATTCGGTTTACTGCCTATAATAATACCAGATATAGGGGGAGAATACAAGTATTTCCCCTATGTAGATAGCCCCTAATGCACACCCCGATTACTACTTGGGACGGCGTGCTTTGGATGAAAGACAGTTTTTAATACTTAGTCAATTATTCTTTTCTCATTTCAGGAGTATCCTCAAAAAATTTATTATCTCTCATGAATAACCTTGTCGGCCACCAACGGAAAACTCCTACTTGGTCAAATAAGCCTTCTTTGTATGACACGACTCTTACCGTGTTTCCTCCTATGAGAGCAAGTATTACTTGGCCATCTTTTGGTAGCTGTCTCTCAGGGTCATACCCGTTATAAAAGGGGAAATACTTGTCAGCCTGCGCGGCCATTTCTTCATAATTTGTCATCACTCTCCTTTGTCTATAGTTCAATTCTTTATCAAATAGAGCAACCTCAATTAATTCAAATCTATCTCCAGCTGCCCAACATCTTTCCCCTGCTTTGCTTCTGCCTTTTTGAATGGGTTGACCGTGTCAGCCGGCAGCTTCAGTTCCTTGCCGTGAAACCATTCATGTATCGATAATAGCTGGATCCTGGGGAATGCCGTCGCCTCGGTGTACTGGTACTCTCCGGATAACGCCGCTTCCCGCCTCATCTCAGCCGTCGCCTCCTTGAGTGTGATCAGGATCCCCATCGGCGCATCCTCCCTTAGCAGATCACCCTTCAACCTGGCAACATCCCCCCGGTTTGCTCCCCCGCCTTTCACCTGGACAATGATCTTGCGCAGTTTAGGGTTGGAATAATCCACCTTTTCTCTGAAAAGGATGATCCCATCGATTCCTCGATCTGCACCCTTCTTAGAAACCCCACTGGGTGGATTTGCTCCAACAAGCGTGATTGCCCAGTCCTGGAAGGCAAACTTGTCTTTTTCAGCCAGAGCTGCCGCGGATTCATAATCCATCGGGATCCCATCGATTGTGACCTTGATCCCTGGATAATGGTTCTGCATGCGTTCTCTGATCACATTCACAGCTTGCATGCTGATATCGATGCCGATCCAGTTCCGCTTCAATCGCTCTGCTACGGCCACGGTGGTTCCGCATCCGCAGAATGGGTCCAGCACCCAGTCGCCTTCGTCGGAGGAGGCTTTGATGATTCTCTCAAGTAGTGCTTCGGGCTTTTGGGTCGGGTAGCCCATTCGTTCGGCAGCTTGAGAATTGATAGGAGGTATATCAGTCCAAACATCGTCCAATCGAACGCCTTCAATTTCGTCGAGGTAATGCTTGATCCTCATTTTCCCTTTGGATGTGTGATAAATTTTGCCTTCTGCAAGAAGCCGATCTATCGTTGCCTGAGTCGTAGCGGTTCCTATCTTCTCGTCCTTGAATCTTCTGCCGTTCTCATCAACTTTATTAAAGCGTGACTGTAAGTATTCCGTGCTATAGGGTACGAATATTGGGTTATAAACAAAATTCTTTGTCTTGGAATAAGACAAGATAACGTCGTGACTTTGACCAATACTTTTTTTGCCCTTAAAGCCACTCGGGGTCATTCTTTTCCAAATTATTTCATTCCTGAAATTTTCCTTACCAAATATCACATCCATTATCATTTTGAGATAATGACTTGCAGTCGGATCACAGTGCAGATAGATCGATCCGGTCTCTTTCAGGACTCTATGCAGCGGGATAAGCCTGGCTGTCATGTTCACCAGGTAGGCCATCATTGGGGTGTCTCTCATGATCTCAAACAAACTCTGCATCAGGATGGCGATCTGAGGATTGTTGCTTTCCTTTAGATCATTGAACAGTCGAATGGTGGGTGCTGACCATTCCCAGGTGTCCTCAAACGCCCGGATCTGCGCCGAAGCGTCCACCTGGCCTTCTTTGAACAGAACGTTGTAATTTCGGTTTGAGTTGAAGGGTGGGTCCAGGTAGATCAGGTCGAAAAAGTTGTCGGGAAATCTTTCCTCTATAACCTGCAGGTTATCCCCAAAATAGAGCGTGCGGTTTTCGAGTGACATGTGCGTTACCTCCTGGATTGCCGTGGTAACGCACATTATACACCGACAGGAGAGGTAAGCCTTAGGATTTCTGCTCCTTCTGGTTGATGAGTTCCGCCAGCGCCTTCGTCCCCATGTCCCAGTGGAACTCCCGACCACATTCAACGCACACGCCCCTCCAGAAAGTGGTTGCGATCCCATTCACAATCAGCATCTGCCGGCCCTTGAATTCACTCAATTTTCCGACCTCACGGCCGCATTTCTGGCACTCGATAATCACAACCACTTCTTCTGTCATTCCTACCATTCCTTCATCGGATAATTGATCACTTCCCCGGTATAACGTTCAAGATGGCTCACCAGGGTGGCAATCCGGGACAATACGTCTGAAGTCATAGAATACTTCTTCCACCTGATCGAAACATAGAAGTTTTTTCCAACACCGCTGACAATCGCCACTGTATCCCGGTTAAACTCCACATTGCGGGTCCAGCCGTTTCCGGTAGTCTCGATCTCACTCAAACTAAGCCCACCATAAAGTAACATCATGCCACCTTCACTGTGGAGTTCAATTCTTCCAACTTGCCGGTAATCTCTTGCATGTCATCAAGCGTCAGGCTGAAACCTTGCCCCTGTTTTGTCGAAAGAAACCAGGTACCAGTTTCGTCAGGAAATAGGTTACCAACGATGATCATGTTTTTCCAAACCGAATAGTTATCTATTGCCAATCTCACGAATTTTACTGGTGATTTATCAGCCATTTTGCACGCTCTCTCTTTCACGTCGTATGTATGCCGGCTCATCAGATACTTCGTCGATGGTTGCTTCGACTCTCGGAATAAGTATCCCTTCTGGAAGCGGTTCTCGGATCTGCTCTGGGTACTCATCCCAGCTGAATGGGATCTCGAACAAATTCAACCTGCCTCTCACCACAAAGGGGTCGATCTGACGGATCTTGCGCAGGATCCAGGCGAAATTACCCTTGTCATGCCAGTACTGATCTATCCGTTCCTTGGGTTCCTTGGTGCAAGCGATCAGATCAGCTACTGCCAGCACCTGCCCAAAGATCAGCTGATCCGGGTCGATCCCGATTCCGAATGTCTGCCTCACATACTCCAGGTCTCGTTCCAGGTCTTCCTTGCTCTTGCTTGCATGAATTAGGAGATCTCCTCGGTGGGCTGTGTACCACTTTCTGTTTTCTACCGTCTTATACCCATTGGCAATCAACCACGCCCAGGGTTGCTTGATGCTTATTGCTTTCATGCTTCCACCTCCGCTCTTTTGCACAATCCCTTTACAAAATCTTCCAGCTGTCTTTTGGCTTCTACCGAAGCTGCTGCCTTTACCTTCACATCTTCCTGGTCAAAAGTTGTCCCACCAAGACACTTCATGTACTCATCACGCGCGTCTTCCCAGGCATAGAGCAGGCTATAAAAATTCGTGAGCTCATCTTCGCTCATTTCCGTGCGCTTGACTGCCTGGTATTTATTATCCATAATGCTTTCCCTCTCTATCATTTCAAATTTCTGTTTTCTGGCTTTACATACGCCATCCCTAATTCCCGGAAAACATCAGTCTCCTCGGGGGTGTCCAATAAATTACCTTCCCGCGACAACCGTCCATCCAAAAAGCGCATATCATCCGGACACCATCCACCCCGACTGACCTTGGTTACCATCTTGCGCGAGAATTCAACTGATCCCGTACGGATCAGAAAGATACAGCCCCACGTTTCAGGTGTGCACAAAAAGAGATCCACGTTCGGTCTGTGTGGTAGTCTCGGCGTTCCCTGGTAAACAAATTGGATGTACTTGTCACCAGCTTTTATAGGCTGGTATCTGAGTTGGCCCATTAGCTCGAAGATTACTTCCATCGGAGTCGTTTCGGTAAAACCAAACAAACCAACTTTAGTTTCCCTTAGGATCCCTACGAGCTCAATGTCGCCTACCAGTTTCTTTTTCCTTCGCAAGCTCCCGGCGATCTCCAACCGATCAAAATGAACTCCTAGACTGTTCACCAGGTCAGCTGCCACCCCAACCGCATTCGCATATAGAATCTTCATCCCTTCACTCATTTTCATCCTCGATATTTTCTTCCTCGTGATTTAGCCGCCAAAGCGTCACGCCAACCTGGACTGTGAAAACCAGAACAATCCAGATCACCGCAATTGCCAGCACGGAACAAACCAAACGACCGGCAAGCTGTGCCAGGGTCACCATAGCTGCATCTGCTTCTCTCGCTGGTCCCGTGCCAGTGCGCTTCCGGGGTTTGCGTTGGCAATGAGTGTCAGCTGCAACTTGTCCAGGATGATCTTCGCAAACTTCTTGCGGTTGATTCGGTTGCCATAAATAAACGCTCCATCCCAACCCAAAGCCAGGGCGATTTGGAACTCATTCAGCTTGCCTTCTCGCTCGATTCGAATGATCTTGGGTGCCATCTTTGCCGCAAAAGCCTGCAGCCCTTTCACGATCCCGATCTCAGCTGCGCTATCCACCAAAACCCGGATGATCACATCTTCCTTACGCGCCATTTTTGGCCATCCTTTGTTCTTGGTATGCGTAAGCTGTTACCAGCGGACAGGTACAAGGTCTGTTTCTAATCGATGTGGTCGAATATTCACCCTGGGGAATACACCTGGCTTTGGCATAAAACGCGCATTCCGGGCACAATTTTGGGAAATCCTTCACGTCAATGATCACGATTGCCTTGATTGCCTTTACATCGCTCATTTCGTCATCTCTTGGTATCCTGGTACGTAAGTACTGTCAACTCCACGCAAAACCTTACGCGCGGGATATCGTCCAGTCGCTTCCTCGGTAATGATTTCAAAACCACAATGCTTCACGATATCGGCATTCTCACGTAGTTCGGCGTTATCGGCTACCAACTCGGTAATACGGACTTGCAAGGCATCGAAATAATCCAGTATTTCTTTCGCATCCTCCGCATCACCTTCAAACCTTATGCCTGCGCCTGCTGCAATCCGCAATGCGTTTGTAAATCTGGCTTCAAAATTCTCGCTCATTTCGCCTCCTGCACATATAACTTTCTAAACCGATCAACCGACTTTTTCCGCTTCTCGGTCTCGCTTTCTGGGCGGATCCTGTTTTTTAGTCGGAATACAAACACACCTGGACCAGCACTTCCACCCATCCCGATCACCTGGTCAGCCAGCTGGTGCACTTGCTCCAGGGACCACTCCCCGGAGCGCACTGCTTCAGCCACCTGGCCATACACGGGCGCAAACACACCCATTCTCTCGAGTTTGTGTTCCAGATCCGGTCTGATCACATCGTGCCAGCCGTTCGACCGGTCTTTGGTCGTTGCCTTGTTTTTCACACCTTCTTGTCCAGATTTTTGGACTGCTTGTCCAGATTTCTGGACAACTTCCTTGCGCGGATTAACAAGAGCATAAGGAGGTAGGTTAATATCTTGATCAAGAGATTCTATATCTTTAACCTCCTCCTTAACAGAGCTGTCCAGATTTCTGGACAAGTTATCCACAGAGTTATCCACAGCTTTATTCACAGTTTCATTGTTCGTTTCTTCCGCTGCTTGAGCACCTCCATGCAGATAGATGGTGATCCGAGAATAGTGAGTACTGCTGGACAGCAGCCAGCCGCGATCTCTCAATATCCCCAGGTGCCCGTATAGTGCGGATCTAGATAGTCCTGTCACCTCCATTAGTTGGTCAATCGTAAAATCTTGGGATTCGCTTTCCTGACCCCACATCAGCCCTCTCACTTGCACGTATGTCCTGAACACGCCCGATGGTACCGACGTGTCATAGGCAATATCTGTAGGGACGGCTACAAATCTGGGTGGAAGTAATGGCCTTGCCATAGCTAAATTTTGAACAGGTCTAATTGGATTGCTTTACCAAACTGCAGCTCTGCGCTTTTGTCCATTTCTCGCAGCGTGTCAGCCAGGCTGATAATTCTTGATTTGTATTCCCGGATCCTGAAATCCTCATATTCGGCTTTGGATCGTGCCAGGTAATACCCTCCGCCCTTCCCCTTGCGGTGACAGATCAGGTAGCCCTGTTTGCGCAGGCTCTCAATTCCACCCCGCATCGCCCGATCATCCTTTGTTCCGATCAAACTCCGCCAGCGCAGTCTTCCTGCCATGTCTTCCCTCTTCAAAGGATATTCATATCTTCGGTTTTCAAGCTGTTCTAAGATATTCCACTCAAGTTCAGTCAAATTTTGTTTATCTTTTTCCATGAGATCCTCTGCTATAATTAGAGAGTTCCAGTGCGGAACCCTGAATTAATCCTGGCCAACGGCTCCTGACCGTTGGCCAGGTCTGTTAATAACCTCAGGCAGACGCACAAGCACAATACTTCTTGCTATGCCTGGCGTCCGCCTGATCAAACCCTTGCTCTCCAGGTCATGCAAAAGGCCATGAACATGGGATGTGCTGGTTCTACCCATTATTGCGACCAGTTCACGGACGGAAGGAGAATAACCGTTCCATTGAATAAAGGTCTCAATACAACCCAAAAGTTGATAATGGATATCTCTCAAAGCAAAGGGTTTTTCCATGTTTTTCTCTCATTGCTTGGGATAATGTGTATTATCCCAACCACTCAAATATTGTCTTTTCTAGGTAGGGAACGTCCACTTGGGCGTTCCTTTCTATGAGCTCGCAAGCCCCAACATTTCGCTCACTGTCATCCAAGTCTTGTCCGGGTTGGGCATGAGCTTCTGTAAATACAATCTTGTAGTTTCAACGTTGTTTTGCTTAAGAAACCTCCTTATCGTGTCCTCATCATCTCCTGCCTGCGCTCTCAAATACGCCGCCGTATGCCTCAGGGAATGCACTTTCAACCCCTCGGTTCGCAGTCCGGCTTTCCTGGCGTAATACTTCAAGCTGTCCCTGACCGTCTGGTCCGAGATAGGCAGGTCAATAACTTCACCCATGTTCGTATACCGATGGAATACGAAACCAGTGTATTTCTGCTCTGCATCCGCAAAGGCCATGATCGCTTCATACACTGGTGGGTAGATCTCTTTGGTTTGATTGGGCTTTCCTTTGCCCTGGTATCGCATCAGGACTATTCCGCCGGCCAGAACTTCCAGATCCTCATATCGCAGCTGCCGCAGCTCTGAATTGCGCAGTCCAGTCAATAGGTATCCTGTAAAAAGTGCCTTGTTTCGCATCCCGGGTAGGTTGCTGGTGTCGATCGCCCTCAGGAATGCCCCTGCCTGCTCTTCATCCCAACACATCGCCTTGCCATATCGTTCCACCCTCGGCAGCTTGAAAGATGAAGCTGGGTTGTCCTCTCTCAGGCGATACTCCTCACCGTCCATGTCCAGGGAGACATACTCCCGGATCACAAAGTTGTAAAAGCTTTTGATACCGCTGATCCGCGTTGCAATGGTCGCGTCTGATCTGCCTTCCTGGTGTAGATATGCCAGAAAAGCGGCGATATCCTTTCGGCTGATCTCCCAGGCTGCTTTCCCACAAAATGCCAGCAGCCCGGTCAGGCTCGATCGGTATGACTGCGCTGTGTTCCGGCTGTTCTGCCGGCTCAACCACAGCTTCTCCGCATCCCTCCAGGCGATCCGCTTTGCATCGTCAGGATCCATAATTTGGCTCCATATTGTTGATATAATCTTTGTGATCAAGGAATTCAATATGACCTTTACAGACTGGCTTTCTGTCTTTGCAATCCTGATATCCCTCGTCAGCCTTGGGATTGTTTTTTATGACCGTCAGGAAATGTGCAAGGTGACCCTCAAATTGGGCAAGTGCGAGCAATTTGTAAGCGATGATGATGGATATCTTTATTCCGGTTTTGTGCCGGGAGTTGAGATATCGGTCCGTAACATTGGCAAACCTACTTTTTTCATTGAGCAGCTCACACTTCATAGCAGCCATCTTCCTGACGGGAATATTGTTCTGCAACCCAAAAGAAAGAGTATTAATCCCGGTGGTTCGATCACAGTAGATTGGCATCGAAGCATTAAAACCTCGCTTTCTCTCAATGAATTGGCTCATGCCCTCACACTTGATCCTTCCAAATCGGAAGAGATTAAATTTTGGATTGAGATGGAAACAGAGTCTGGTAGGCATATTAGATCTAAGACCTTATATATGCAGTCAGAACAATTCTTGCAATAGCAGCCAGAGCACCCAGTCCGACGTAAATGATTGGCTGAAGTTTTTCATCGAGAACTGCATCCATTCTTTTAGGATGATCTGGCCAGTCTTTGGCAAAGACCGCACAGTGGTCTTGAGACAGTAACTGACAAACACTCAGCACCACCGAAGCCATCCCTGCCCCAGCCAGCACCTCGAGCCAGCATCCGTTGACTACTGAAAAGACTGCCATCACTACTCCGAGTCCGAGCAGTGATGCAAACAGAATGGCGACAAAAGCCGGATGATCAAACCCCCACCAGTTGTAGTCAAGCATGTAAGTGACAAAGTTGACCAGCATTAATCCGACATACAATCCAGTGAGAATGTGAACCCATTGTTCCAT